AGGCTTGAGTTCTTTCTTTTCTACAACATTGAGAAATTCCAGACACAAATGAATCATCTTTACCTATAGCAACGGCTGCTTCTGAAAGTGATGGATATGTTGTAATATAGTTGCCATTAATATCATACTGATCTACTTCAATTCTTTTTCTATAATTATCTAATGAAAAAATTTCATGATCAGATTCAGACCATAGGTATCCACAAGCTGTACGATTAATTCCGTTTACGGCATTTCTTATAATACATCTTGCTGATGTGTTACCAGTACAATCAATACTTGCCATACTAAAATTAGGATATTTTTTATCTAACTTCCCATCTAAAGTATATCTGTAAACATATGTGCTTCTTTTATAATGATATGGAACAAATTTATCATACGGTTCGTCTTTATATCGAAAAATATAATCACAACTCTTAGATTTTAATGTTTCACCACTACATATTGAAGATACATCTGAAATGCTAATACTATATTTTTCCGATACCTCTGTACAACTAGGTAATGATTCAATAAATATTCCATCCATTGAATAAACATCTACTGGTTTCTTTAATCTATTAGAAATGTTATTTCCACCGACTGAAATGTTGTAACCATTTGGTTGCAATGTATTTTCCTTCTTAATATATAGTATTTCTAATTTATTTAGTTCTTCAATTAATAGTTCCTTAGAATCTTTTGTAATTTCTTCTAATTCTGCAATCTTAAATGATTCTTTTCCATATTTTCTAATTGCTTTGCATATAATCATATTGCCCATATTTTTATGATTTGAGCTATGTTGTCCCCATCTATGTTCAATAGTGGTAGTGGTCTGACCTATATAACATTTTCCATTAATTAGATTTTCTATTTTATATATGTACCCAGTATAAGTACCATTTTTGTTTAATGACATATAAATACCTCCATACTAATATTCTCCAAAATAAAAGAGCAAAGATTAATGTTTTCTCAATCTCCACTCTTTAAGTAAATTATCTATTTTTCCACAGCTTTCAAAAACCCAATATTGCTTATGAGTTTTGTCATGTGTTGCCTTTAATATGTATCTTAAACCACTTTTTAAGAAATAATCTTTTAATGGTTTAGAGTAACAGTAAAAATATTTATTTTCCAAAATAAGAACTCCTTTTATTTATTTCCTTTATCTTCATTTTTTCCAGAATCTCTTGTTGCTTGTCCTTCTGGGCTTAAATCCTCTTCTGGAAGAAGTGGCTTACCATCTGTACCATTAGAAGATTGAGTATATGAAGAATTAAAAGGAATAGCATATTGATTAACATTAAGTACCAATGCTTCAAAGCGAAGTTTATTATATGCAACATAAGGGTCATCACCTAATGCACACATATAATCCATTTTCCCAATACCAAATGCACTGGCATCTTTCATTCGACTTATATAATCATCCCGATTGTATTGAGTCTGATCAAAAATTTGTAAATAAACTCCATCGGTAATATGATTTTTGATCCAATAATTTAGCCAAGATTCTATACGTCTAAGATATACTGACATCTTACCTAAGTCATTGGCATTCGAATACTTTATACCATTTGCATTGCTTGAATCACCTGAACTTACAATAAGCCTATTAATACCTGCGTTTGCAAATAGATTGTTCATTGCTTTGTTTAAGTTATCTGTATCAGTAGCAGAAGTTGACTTCTCAAAATCTATGACTTGAGAAGATTCGTAAGGCGTTGTGCCCCAACCAACTAAGTCTGGTAAAATCTCTTTAATTATTGCATCAAACTGATTTACTAATTCCAAGCTGATTGCAAAATCATCTACATTATCTGAATCCATAAGTGGGATTTTATTTAAGATTAACTTATAATTCTGTAATTCCTCTTTTGCAGCAACGAGATTTTCTGTATCAAGAAGATTTAGTAAAGATTTGAACAAAGGTAAAAAGTAGGGCAGTGGCACATAAAATTCATCATCTGTACTTGCAATAAGTGTTAATGTATTTTCTGGTGGAAGTCGAAAATATTGATAATCTCTACCGCCAGATTTGTATTGATTGTATCCATCAACAAACACTTGATCCCACACACCAACTCCGTCATTATTTACACCTGTAATAAAATCTTTATTATTTGACTTATCAAAAAATGAGGCATCAAAATATGTTATCCATTCTCCCTCACGAGTCTTACCATAAATACGACAATACTGAACGTCTAATGGCATAAGGAATATTCCATTTTCATCATCACCACTCATCCAACCAACATACATACCATCACGAATAGTATTAGAAACAACATTTTGTAATTCTTGTGCCATATTGAAATGATGAAATGTTTTTAATACCTTTTCATAATTTTTAAGCTGTTTGTCGGGATCAAAATCTTTTGTATAATCTGCAAGAGGTGTGATATTATATGTATAGAGTGGCATAGTAGAGAAGTAAGATATCATCTGCTTATAAAGCATTGACACTCTAGTTAAGAAACGAGATACTTCACGAATATTATCTATATTATTAAGAGGTGACTGTACATACTGATCAAGTAAGTCTCGTGTATACTGAGTATAAGTTTTGGAAACTGTCTTAGAAACATTCCTCTGCAACAATTCCTGAAACTTTGCAAAATTTATTTTTTGCGCTCGTTTACGTTCTACTTCATAGCCAGACTCGTCAGTTTTTGTATAGACCTTTTGTACTATAGGCTGTTTTGTGTTTTTTGTATTACTCAAATTATGTGATATACCTCCTTTCTTTTAGAATCGTGTTACTTTTTTTGGCGCTCTTACTGAGAAGAGCTTTGTTATGTCGGATGGGGATTGGGTGCGCTTTTTCTGTGTAATAGATTTTCTACGCTCACACATTAAAGCATAAGAAGCAAGACAGGCTGTATATGCCCTATCATCGTGCATCTTGTTGGCTTTTTCAGGCGTTAATTCAAATGAATCTTTCCCTGATTCACGTTTCTTACGAACCATGTTTACTAATTCTTCCTTTAGAGCATCCATGTTTGCCAAAGCCAATTTATCCATCCAGTCTAACTTAATCGTTTTTGTATTAACAGATTGAATTTTTCCAAGTTCATCATTTAACTTAACTTCAAATTCTTTTTCATTTACTTTTTCTTTTCGTAACCGTTTAGATATTTCTTCTCTAGCACTATTTAATTTATCTTGATCAATATCAAAAACAGTTAAATAATCCTTATTATCATATGGGGCAGTAAAACTAATTTTATCCTGATTTATTAATTCTATCATTGCTTCATACATTTCAGATTTATAACCAGCAGGAGATATAAGATGTATTTTATCCACTGCGTTTGGGAATCTTTTCACATACTCGGCAGAGTATTCTTTATCTATTAAACCTCTATGAGTAATACCAGCTGCATCTGTCCAATCTGGCATAAGATAATCAGCTATGTTTACACCACCTCCACCAGAACCTGCATCTATATAAATACCAACAATGTTTCCATATGCGTCTGCACCACCATTATAATCTAGGATTACTTTTTTTAAATATTCAATCTGATCAGGTGTTTGCATTGGAGATTTAATCTTTTTTCCAACGTCAATTAAATTAATACAATTAACCAATCTAAGTCTTAAATCTTTACTTCCATCTACCTGTTCAAATTCATATAATTCACCAATAAGAATAACTGAATTATCACGACTTCTGGCAGGATCATATGAGATGATGAACTTTTTATCACCTGTATCATTATAAAGAAGTGGCTTTCTAACCTCTTCGTTTCGTGTAATAACTCCTCTTCTAATAATGGCATCGCTTCCAGCGTCAGTAGTGAATTCACAAAAATATTCTCGTCTAGCCTTTTCAGGATTGGTTCTCATATCTGAATCAATAGTAGATTTCTCAAACAGAGGTGCCATCATCTGACCATGAATAGTAGGGTGGAGTGGTACTTCACATGTTATATTTGCGACAAAGTAATCTTTATTACCCATTAACATTTGTTTTGAAAATTCACGATAAAGAGAATAATATTTTGTAGAAGTATCAGAAGCGGAAGATATGTAGAATTTTTGGTTTGGAATTTCTTTTGGTATTGCTCTTAATCGAACAGTATCAATTCGATTACCATCTCTATCTTTACCAGATTTAAAACTCTTATTTACAATTGCAAAAGCTGAATAAACAGACATCATTTCATCAGAGAGAAAACCGCACTCATCAAAAATTACGTTTCCCCTCATA